TGGTTAAGGTCATATGTGAAATCGATTCTCTTAGCGGTTTTTAGTGCTTCGTCCTGGTACATACCCCCCCCTTATAAAAAATACGTTACTTTGTGGGAAAAATTAGACCCACCCCCTATTCGTTGTCAAGATGCCTGAATGTTCGGCTGATGATCCATCCGCTCAGGATTACCCAAGCCGCTAGTAATAATAGAAAGATAACTAAGCTCATTTTCTGCCCTCTTTGTTATGAATGAATCCAGCCAAATGACATCTTGTTCGCATTTAACAATGGAAATGTGTCCTTTCCAGCCAGCATGAAACGCCTCTTCATCGTCGGTAAGTCTTCTTTGTGAAGGGGGCTTGGTTCCGTCTTTGATTTCAATGAGGATGTTGAATCCGGCCTTAGAGACAACCAGGTCAGGAAAACCATTGCCAAGATCAGAAGTGATTGCCACAGCGAACCCCCTCCCCCTAAAAAACTGTGTGATTTCTTTTTGATTCGCATCTACCCTCCCCCTTTTCATATTTTTATGATGCCTTGTGTAATGGCTTCAACCAATGTGCGTTCAAAGCCCCATTGCCAGAAATCTTGGATCTCATTAGGCGTTAAGTCTGTTTGTACTCTTCCATCCAAAGCGTCATGACAAGAAGAACAACACCATGTTACAAATATATCATGTGCCTTTAAGCTGGTTCCTTTGCCATGCCTACCCTTGTTACTGTGTGCGGCAATGACGGTGTTTGAGTCCCTGTTGCACAATTTGGGTATCATTACCTGACACTCCTGCCCCCTGGCAGCGTTTAGATATTTCCTAGATCTAATCATATATGGTTCTCCACCATGAAAGCCTCAACATATGTTATCAGGCTATTCAACCGGGAGATGGTCATACGGGATGTTGATTCTCTTAAGTTAACCAGTTCGTTTTCGATACCAGGGATGATGTCAGCACCTTCACCTGTAACAATGGAGTGGCCAGACACCAACAGGATCTTCCATTGCTGTGATGTCAATGTGCGGCCAGCCCAGTGCATTCCTGATCGACTGATTTGATCAAACAGAGCATGAATCTTTGCTGATTGCTCTAATGATCTTGTTCTCTCTCCGACTGTAACGATGTAGGAATCAGGCGCGTTGAGTATGTGTTCGACTGCCCTTTCTCTTGCTTCTTTGTGAAAGAGGTCGTAGGTTGCTTTGGTGGCCACACCTGTACTCCATTATGTGTGAACGTATATGACTTTGGTTTGCCAAAAGCTTTCATAATTTCTTTTGCAACATTCAAATGTTCTTCTAAACCATGGTCAGTGAGATATTGCTGAAACTGTTCCTTGTTCAAGTAATTTCCCAAGATTGTTGATAAGAACCTCCGCTACCCGCTCAGGCATCAGGCCAGTGTTGAGGGCGTGTTGTGAAGCGTTTATCTCATCCCTAATTGACTTACGGACTTTGCTCCAAGTAGCCAGCTTGATGACCCGATAGATATAGGTATCAGTATCACAGTAGCTATTCTCATGGAGGGATGTTGCTAGTTCAAAGTTGATGTTGAGTTCTGCACACATGTCATACAGATTGAACGAATGGTATTTGCTTATGTATTCAATGACGTCCCTGCATGACTTATCTTCAAAATATTCAGGCATTGTGTCCACAGAATTGAGATGTTGCCTGTTATTTAAAGCACAACCAACAATAAGGATTTCTAGTTCGTATAGGTCTTGAATGTTCATGCTGCTCTTTTCTTTGAATATGAGAATTTGATCTGTTCCGAAATGATGATCTTGTGAACAAAGTCAGGGATAGGACCTGGTTCTGGCTTCAGATCCTTTGGCCATATGCCAGTGATTCGCTTAAATTTATGTGCAACCCAGCCCAACTGATAGTTTTTCATAGCGGCGAATGCCACCAGGGCAGAGTAGATTTGCTGTTTTGCTTCGTGAGGCATTTTGACAATCTTTTGTAAAGTGCCTTCAAGGGGTTCGATTCCCTGCGCTTTGGCCACTGGAGCAAAACCACATTTGGGGCATTTGTGTTGTCTATGCCTGTCAACATATTTGCACGATACGCAGACCTTAGGTTCTTTGGGCTTGTTTTCTTTCTTAACCGCATCCTTTACATCTCCAGTATCTAAATGTAGGGGTAAATCATCAGTGGGGAATCCTAATCGAGACACTGAACCAGAATGATCCAGTACAATGGCAATAGATTTCCCTTCCGCTGGCCGTAACACGCGACCAATCATCTGGATGTAGCGTATGAGGCTGCGTGTAGGACGGGCAAGTATCATACAGGCTGTTTCAGGGGCGTCAAAGCCTTCAGCAAATAGTGATACGTTTGATAGAACCTTAATCTCACCTGATCTAAAACGATCAATGGCACGGTGCCTATGTTCCTCTTTGGTGTAACAATCGACATGCTCCGCAGCCACTCCGTGTGCGGTAAATTGTTCGACTATGGATTTACTGTGATCAATGTTTGTAGCGAATACAATGGTCTGTTTATTGTTGCCCAATTTAAACCAATGTTTGACTATATCCCCAACTAGCTCAGTCTTGTTCACAGCCTCACCAAGCTGTTTTTGATGGTAGTCCCCTGCTACCACCCTAACCTTACTCAAATCAGGCTCTGAAGGGGCGTAGATCTCACAATCAACTAGGAATCCTTTGTTGATCAGATCCTGAATCGTTGAAACTTGCACAAAGTCCTCAAACAAACGGCCCCAACTCATCTTTTTCCCCAATCCTTTAGCAAAGGGCGTTGCTGTCAAACCAATAACTGGTAGATCAGAGTGGGTCCGTAGGAATTCATGGTACTGTTTACCGCCTCCGCACAGATGCGCTTCATCAATAATGATCATGTCGAAATCAAACTCCCACCCAAACTTCTTACGGCTGGCGAAGGTCTGGATTGAGCCAACTGTGATACTTGAATGCGGTTTATTAGTGTTCTGTCCCTGCAGCACACCAGAAAATATTTGATACTTCGCGAAACGCTCCCATTGTTGTTTCACAAGGTCTTTTCTGTGTACTAAAAATAGTACCTTTTTCCCGTTGATCTGGGCCAACTGGGCCAATGCCACTGCTAACTCACCTTTGCCACTCCCCGTAGGGCTGTAAACCATCACTCTTTTGTTGCCGCCCTTGAAGGACGACCTTATCTTTACCATCGCTTCCGATTGGTAGTCTCTCAGTTGTACGTTCATGTCCACTTCTTTAATTGTGATTGTTTTAAAGCATATCCTTTGCCATGCCCTAAGTCGGTCAAGTTCTCCTCTCTACAGAGATCTTCAGCCAAGGCATAGCCAGGAAATTTAACTTCATCGCCGTCGATGATAGCCAGAGCGTAGATGTCTACGTCTTCGTTTAACTTTTTAGTCGCCAGAAGTCGTCCTGTCAATACCCTGGTGGTCTTAACATCGAAATTAAATTTCTTGCCATCTCTCTCAACAACTGCATCTGCTGATCCTGATCGTGGAGTCAGCCCCAGGTCTGGACAAACATTCATCAGTTGACAGAAAGCCAGTTCACCAAGAAAGCCATCCTGGTCCCCTTCAAGACCTGATTGCTTCCCAATCTTACGGTCAGCCACTCCGCAATTTCTGGCAGTAAGCGTCCTAAATCCACCGATAATTGCCGCTAGCAACAACATATCAGTAGTGATTTTCACTATTTTCATAAGACTTCCGTTATTTTTTCAGACCATATCCTACCCAAGGTGGAGGGAACTCTAAAATTGAGATCTCTTCCACTTTCCCCAAGCTATTGTTAGCCCCAGGTGACCGGAGTAGCAGTTCTGTTTAGTGAGCGCAGGGCGGTTTTCCACGGGGACGCTCTTTTAGTCAGTACCCTTGCTAAGTCTGACCCGCATCCAGCAGGTGTACCTGGAGCGTTATCTTCCACGCTTTTCTGATGGGCAGGGACGTAAACCCCTCACAAACTCACAGCGCATCGGGCTGGACAGCAGGCAACAAAAAAGGCCAATTACACTGCCCCCGATAGGAACCCCTTATGCAACGAAAGAATTCGACGGGGGCGGAGACAGTATGATTGACCTTTATCAGTTCCTATGCTGATAACAAAATTCTGCCACACAAATTATTTTTGTCAAGTCTATTGACATCCTGTCTTGCCGTGTCTAGCATTGCAATCACTGGGTGTGACCCAGCAATCAACTAGAGG